ATCGAGGCTGGGTATACGGCAAAGACTATATGTTCGTAGCAAATATCCATGATGAATTTCAAACACTTGTCCACAAAGATAAGGTACAAGAGTACCGTAAACTGGCCGATAAGTCCATCTCCTTTGCTGGAGAGTACTTAAAAATCCAGTGCCCCCACATTGGTGAGTCAGATGTAGGTATGACTTGGGCCGATACACACTAATAATAAGGTTAATCTATGCCATTAAATATGAATAAAACCCCTTCATCGAATGACAAACAACGTGCACTGATCCCTAAAGGTCAGCACATGGCACGTATTGTCCAAATCATTGACTTGGGCTTACAGCCCCAACGTCCATACAAGGGCCAAGAAAAGCCCCCTGCATATGAGTTATACATAACATTTGAATTCCCTAACCAACGTATTGAAATCGACGGTGAGAGTCGTCCCATGTGGAAGTCCCGCCGTATCAAGGTCTCGACCAATGAGAAGTCTACTTGCTATAAGTGGTACTTTAGCCTAGACCCTGAAAATGTGTACGGTGGTGATTGGTCTAAGCTGATTGAGAAGGAGTGTGCTGTACTTATTGCGCATGACCAAGGCCAAGGTAAGAACGAAGGTCGAGTCTTTGACCGCATTGCGGACGTTGTCCCTGTAATGGAGGGCGTTAGCGTACCTCCGCTGGAAAATGACTCTGTACTCTTCGATCTGATGTCTCCCAATATGGACGTCTTTGAGAACATGCCTGACTGGTTACAGAACCTCATTAAGGAAAACCTTGAATTCGATGGCTCTAAACTCCAGACTAAGATTGAGGGTAACCCCACTAGATGGACAGCACGGGCACCGGGTGACGCCCCAGAGGACGTAGATGGAGATGAAGTCCCAGATCCAGTTACCGTCTCAACCCCTGAATCAGAAGATGACCCTTGGTAAGACCTACGGTAGCGTTAATCGACGCACTTAAGAAATTCACTGTAGGGCGGGATGGGAGAGTGTTCTCCCACTCCAGAAGGTCCCAAGGACGGGAAATAAAAGGATGGGTGAACAGCTCAGGATATCGTCAAGTCAGGTGTTATCTTGAAGACGGATCTACTTATGACCCCCTTGTGCACAGGTTGGTTGCTACTCTGTATGTAGATAACCCAGACAACCTTCCACTCGTTAATCACAAGGATGGGGACAAGCTAAACAACTCCGCAGACAATCTTGAATGGTGCGATCATAGCGGAAACCTTAGACACGCCTACAGAACGGGGCTTACAAGTAAAGCCGGTGTACTCCACCCCTCTAATAAGTTAGTCGATGAGGATATTCACGATATACGTGAAAGACGGAGGTTGGGTGAGACATACAGATCCATTGCCAATGCTTACGGCATGTGTACAACAACAATTAGCAAGATATGCAATAGGAAATTATGGAAACATTTGTAAATGAGAGAGATGGGAGGTTAGCGTCAAGAGTGCAATATCCTAAAGTTGCCCTCATTGACGCGGACTAACCTGTGGTCCTACGATGTAGCCTTCGCAGCTGAAATGGAGGGGGATATCCTCCCCTTCCAGTACTGCCTTAATCTCGTAGATGCACGATTGGAGTACATACTCAAGACAACTGGGTGCACTGACTACGAGTTCTACCTTACTGGTAAAGGTAACTTCAGGTTCGATGTTGCTACAATCTTACCTTACAAGGGTAACCGGAAACAACCCAAGCCTTGGCATTACGAGAATCTTCGTAACTACTTGATGTTTAGGTACAAAGCTGAGGTCATAGAGGGAATGGAGGCTGACGATATGTTAGCTATCCGTCAAACCGAAGAGGGAAGTAACAGTGTTATTGTCTCTCGTGATAAAGACCTGAGGATGGTAGAAGGATGGCACTACGGGTACGCCGTTGGAAACCAACCAGAACAAACTCTGGAGTACATAGACAGACTTGGCTATCTAAAGCTAAACAGCAAGAAGAAGCTCAAGGGAGGGGGCCTGAAGTGGTTCTTTGCTCAGTGCCTCCTTGGGGACAAGACAGACAACATACAGGGTCTTCCTAAGTGGGGAGACATCAAGACTGCAAAACTTCTTATGGAGGTCGACAATGAAGCAGAGCTATATGCAAAAACGGTTGAAGCTTATCAAACTTACTACGATGATGCAGAAAAGGGGTATGCTGCCTTCTCAGAGAATGCTACGCTCTTATGGATGTGCACAGAGCTAAATGAAGACGGTACACCGAAGATGTGGGAAGATATATGGAAATCATAGCCTTCTCCTTGGTGATACTGTCAATAGCGGGTTATTATGATAAACGTAGGTGACCGCGTAAGAATCAAAGGCCGAGAGGATGCCTGTTGTGGTGTCCTCAAGGTAGGGTGGACCGGCATTGTTGCCGAGCTTCACCAAGCCACAGAGCAGAATTATAAAAGTACAATCCTTCCACGTATCGTAGTCCTTAGAGATAGGACACTCTGCTGGGAGGACGATGTGGAGAAACTTTAGTGGAAGAGATAATCAACGACTACAACCTATCAGTCAAGAGTAAAGAGATGTTCGAAGACGCTGTGGATGCTTCCCCCTGTGAGGCTATCCTACAGCAAGAAAACCTAGATGCCTTAGGTGATGATGTACTGGCTGTTTGTCACTATCAACGCCTAGGTACGAACGAGTATGTAGCAACCATGGTCATTACGGAAGAGGGTACGTATCACTTACTACCTGAGGACGAATCAGATCGTCTATCTGTAGAGGACTTCAACGAATTGTTTTATAGTGCGTAGTCTAGTGGAGACTCCCAAACTAAAACAGAAAGACCTCCCCAGTCTGAGAGAGGGGCTTCTTGAGGAAAACGGGGGCATATGTCCCATCTGTCAGGAGCCTCTCTCAAAGGCGAATGCTGCACTAGACCACTGCCATAAAACAGGTTACGTAAGAAACACGATACACAAGGATTGCAATATCCTCTTGGGTAAGATAGAGAACTACATATTCACTAGGGGAGCTAGACTCCGAGATATAGGTGTTCTCTCAAAGGCCTTACAAGGTATTGTTCCTTACATGACAAAAGACTACACGGCTATGCCGTTCCATCCGAAGCACAAAACGCCAAAAGATAAGCAACTCCTCCAGCTAAGACGACGATTACGTGCTGCCAAACGGGATGAGACAAAGGCTAGGCTCAAAGCTCAGATAAAGGATCTCCAGTCTAATGACTAAGGTACGCTACCTAATGCGATGGACCAACGGAGAGAACAGACCAGTACCTTTATATATCTTCTACAGAAGAGGAAGAAGATGCACAGATGGTCTGAGATTACGGGAGGCGCTCAGAGCCTTCCCCGAAAGTAAATACGAATGGGAGCAAATACGTGAGTGAATTTAGAGGGCTTCCTAGAAGCCACCTCCTAATCCCGGATACTCAAGTGAAACCGGGTGTACCCCTTGATCACTTAGTGGCTCTGGGTAAATACATTGTAGAGAAGAAACCAGACGTTATCGTAATGATTGGTGATTGGTGGGATATGGCAAGCCTGTCCTCATATGACCGTGGTAAGAAGTCCGCAGAAGGCCGTAGAGTCCTTTTAGACATCCAAGCAGGGCAAGAGGCCATGGAGATCCTTTTAGGCCCTCTGAGAGCGTTACAGGAGCGACAACGTAAGAACAAGAAGCGCGTATACGAACCAGAAATGCACTTCACAATAGGTAACCACGAAGAGAGGATCTTACGACATGTCGAATCTAATCCAGAACTGGACGGATCGCTTGGTATCGAGAGTCTCGGTATTGAACAATATGGTTGGACGGTCCATGACTTTCTTCAGCCTGTGTGTATTGATGGGGTTAGTTATTGCCACTATTTCTATAACCCTCTTAGCGGTCGTCCTTACGGTGGCGCAATCAATAACAAGCTAAACAAAATCAAGTCCAGCTTCACTATGGGACATGTACAGGGGTTACAGATAGCTACCGAGACAACTAACACAGGCTCTAAGATTTGGGGCGTAGTAGCAGGAAGTTTCTACCTCCACGAGGAGAACTATAAAGGACCTCAAGGCAACGACCACTTTCAGGGGGTGATTTTGAAGCATAATGTTAAAGACGGAGACTACTCCCCTTGCATAGTCCAGTTAGATTACTTAATGGAGAGGTACCTGTAATGTTACTTACAATCTTGATTACGTGTGCACTCCTTGGGTTTTGTCTGGGGCTCTTAGAGCTTATACGTATTGCCGAGGGAGTCCTCTTGAAGTTAGCCGCAACATTGATGTTTATGCCCTGTATAGTCTTTACAGGGACTGTGATACATAACATGTGGAGTTATATACTATGACCCCAGAGCAGTTTGCATATTGGTTGCAGGGATTCTCAGAGCTGGGAGGAACTCCTACGCAAGAGCAGTGGGATGTAGTACGAGCCCACCTTGCGACAGTCTTTGACAAGAAGACCCCAGATCTCGGGTTCACCGTATCACCAGTAGATTACAACCGTAACCTGTACAGCCCCAACCTAGAGTGGAACAGGTACAGCCTGATTTGTTAGGAGAGTGTTATGACCAAAGGACCATGTAGTAACTATGAGGAAGAGGACTGGGGAGACCTAGGATGGACTCAGGAGGAAGAGGAAGCCTTTAATAAGATGTCTATTCCAGAGCCAGATATAGAGTACCAAGAAGATGATGGTGATGATTGTGGAGACGCTTGTAAGATATGAATCCTAAACAACTACGAGAGACGATTATCAAACCAGTCCTGAAGTATCTAGAGCCTGAGATACCTTACAGTGAACACGCTGTTGAGCTGCTAATGATGACAGCAG